CCGCTTTGCACCCGGCTTCGCGTAAGCAGGAACAGGAACAGACTTCATGCTCTTGGACGAGGTATAGCCCTGCTTCTTCATTTCTTGTCCTTCATCTTCTTGCCAGACTTCTTTGCAGCAGCCTTAGCCATTTTCTTACCCTTCGCGGTATAAGGGAACTTCTTTCCACCAACCATCGGCATGTCTAGTCCTTTCGACCGAGAAAGACTACCACGCTTCAGCAATCCCACTTTCTAAGCGCAAGAGCTTTGCGAGTCGGACGACCCTTGCTGTCCTTCATCGGACCTGGCATACCTGACATGCGGGCGCAAAAAGAACGGCGACGAGCCGCCGCCTTCGGACTCCGTTTCGCCTGCGCCGCAGACACGGGTGGTTTCAGGTTCATGCCCTGCGCCCGAGCCGACGCTCGACCCTTCGCGTTCAATCCGCCCTTCGGGTTCTTGCCCTCTTTGCGTTGCCATGCTGGAGACTTAGCCACGACGCGAAGCCCACACGTTATCAACAAGGTTCGGATACTTGCGACCAGCTTCCCTGGCACGAGCCATCGCTGCCTTCCTCTGCTCGGGGGTCAACCGCTTAGAAGTCTGGTTCGGATTCTTTTTATCCCAAAACTGTTTCTTCTTAGCGGCCACGCTTCCCCCTTGACATCCCAGCCTCACTCATAGCGATAGCCACAGCCTGCCGACGAGACTTCACTTTCTTACCAGAAGACGACTTGAGGGTGCCACGCTTGTACTCCCCCATCACCTTCTCGACCTTCTTCTTGCCTTTCATTCCAATGCTCCGTTCGCACTCATGATGTCATGCACATGTTCAGGTATCGAATAGGTTACACCTGGCTGGAACTCCCAACGTTTACCGTTCACCTCACACACCGAAGCCCTAGAAAACCGCGCCTCAAAATGATCCTTCGGTTTCTCCCATTTCGCCTGAGCCTTCACCTTGCTTCCCGTCGGGAGATGGTCAGCGAGTTTCTGGGCGGCTTTCACCCAACTGAATTCTTCGGCACGAGGAGCATCAACTTTAGCGGCTGCCCGCAACGACGGCCCGTTGTTGTAATGGTGCCGCATCGCCACCACCAGTTCATCCAACACCACCTCATCCCAACGGCCACCCATGAAACAGTGCGTTTTACGATGCCCGACCACCGTGCTTGCAAGATGCGCAAACTGTTCCTGCCCCGAAGTAGCAGTAATGATCGTCGGTACACCGAGCGCTATCGCCTGCAACGGAATCAAACCAAACCCTTCGCCCCGGGCGGGGGCAACGAAACAATCCGCCTGATTGAACCAGTCACGCTGCTCCTCACGGGTCATCCAACCACGATGCAGAAACACTCGATCAGACTCGATGTTCTTCGGAGTGTCGTACGCTTGTGGTGCTGCTTTGATGTGCAGCTCGGCGTTCGGCAGATGCGCCGCGTGAAACGCCTCCACCACCCTGTCTAAACCTTTACGCATCCACAGTGAGCCTGCGGCATGAAACCTGAACTTCTGGTTTGGTTCACGGTCATACGGCTTCCACCACTCCGTGTCCACCCCCAACGGGATGTAGTTCACTTTCGGGTGATGCGCTCCGAACACTGGGATGTTGTGTTTGCAGGGAACAAGTATCTCGTCGTACTGGTTGAGAATCCTAGAGAACCTGACAGGTAGAGCATCGGTTTCCCACATCGTGAAACACACCCTGTACTGGCCCGTAAACCAACCCTCGGATGCGAACGGGACACTCATCAAAACATCCACATCAGCCCGAGGGTCAATCACCACATCTTTCGGTTTGTGATCCAGGAACCCAAGAAGCATCGACCCGTAGCCGAACCTACCGTCAGTCAGCCCATGCCAATTCTGATAGTTCACAACGGCTGAGGAGGCCATACAGCACCAGGTTGAACGCCGCCATTACGCACAAGTTCCCTAATCAGATTGATGTTCTGTCGAGCCAACTTGGGATTCTTCGGCTGAGAATACTGTCCTTCGCGAATCGTATAGAACTGTCTGATCTTGCCATCAAAATGAATACTGATGCCGTGTTGATACCACTCAAACATTGCTACCCAATCGACCCAATCAACAGGACGGAACGGTATTCGGGTGGGCAAATCTGAACGCATCACATGATACCCAGATAGCGGGAACCACGGTTCATCTAAACAGTTTTCGTATCTTTCACGGGTCGGAATGTTTATGTTTCCCAACGTGTCTTTATGCCCCGAGGCGATCACGTCGGCACCTAAAACCAGATCAGCTAAACCATCCGAAGGCATCAGATCGTCCATCGCCAAACCTGCACCATACGGGAAACCAGATTGGGGAAAATCATTATTGATGAATCCCATGATTGTTCGCTCCGTGGTTACACGCTGCTCCCAACCCTGCGGCAGATCAACAAGTCGATCAGTGAACAACAAAACATGCTCTGGCTTTGGATCTAAAGCCAAAACATTCTCTACCCATTGATGACTGAAACGATCCCAAAAATCACCCCAACAGAAACCGATCAAACAAACATCTTGAACTATCACATCCCCAACCCTGTCTCAACCTGCCATTTGTAGTTCGCTCGTTTCTCGACCTCGGCTGAACCATCAATGCTTTTAGGTTGCAATCCTTCTTGGCGCAGACGCTTGTATGCGTCAAGATCTTTCTCTAACACCTTGTCTTTCTGGTTGATGACCGCTGCCCTCCGCCCCTCACGCCGAGTAGGAGTCGCGGAAGCAGCAACAGACAACCCAGCTACCTTGCAACCGAAGCAGCCTTCTACGTCAAGATTTGGATGTGTTTCCTGATGCTTTATCATCCCAGTCCACTTTCGCTAAAGCATCATGGTACTTCGCTTCAATCTCCGCCACAAGTGTCTGTATCAGGTCGTTGCGTTTCCGTTGCGCAGTATGCCCACCGATGTGTTGCTTATACAGCATTCTCGGTATCTGATGGTGAGGCGCTTCTAGGATCGTTCTAACCACCAGCTCATAGTCGTCAGCAACCGGAAGGTCGGGATTGTGCCCCCCAAGTTGACGGTAGAGGTCGGCTCGCCATGCCCGCACATGGTTTGGTGCAGAGACGATGTGGCTCATCGTGGTGAGATTGATTGGTGGTGCTTGCATCGCCCAGACTTCATGGTCATAAGACCAGTAGTGGTCGCCGTATCCGAACGCCCAGCCGTCAGGGTATTTACCTGATTGCCCGTCGGGGAGGATTTCGCACCAGTCGGAGTACACGAATCCTGCGTCGGAATGGTAAAAAGCGCCTGCTACTTCTTTCAGGCAGTCTGGTGTGAGTTCGTCGTCGTGGTCTAACTCGACAAGGATGTCACCTGTTGCGACCATGAACGCTTTGCGTTTTACCGCACCAATCACACCAGAATGAGTATGGGAGCGGTGGATGCTGACCTTGTACCGTTCATCAGAGGCAAACCCGTACACTTGTTGCCACACGCTGTCGGTGGTTGAGTCATCCCAAATCACCCACTCCCACTGTTTGTAAGTTTGCTTTTTCAGTGAAGCCCAAGTGCGGGCAAGAATGTGCGGTGGCGTGTTGTAAGTGGTTGTTACAACCGAAATCACCCTACAAGAATACGGCAACCTCGATCAGTTCCGCACCAGCACCAGCAGCCCCTTGCGGCCCCTGTGCGCCCTGCGCCCCCTGAGCACCCTGAGCGCCAGTGTCACCCTGTGGGCCAGTAGCGCCAGTTGCCCCTTGAGCGCCCTGAGAACCAGTATCACCTTGCGGCCCAGCCGCACCTTGAGGACCAGTAGCACCTTGAGGACCAGTAGCCCCCGTCGCACCTTGTGACCCCTGCGACCCGGTGGCTCCAGTTGCACCAGTCGCGCCCTGCGCACCAGTATCCCCCTTCGCACCCTGAGGACCAGTAGCACCCTGCGAACCAGTCGGCCCCTGCGAACCTTGCGGCCCTTGAGGACCGACAGCACCTTGAGCACCCTGCGCGCCCTGCGGCCCAGAACCACCCTGAGGACCAGTCGAACCCTGAGCACCCTGAGGCCCTTGACTACCTTGCGCACCAGTCGAACCTGTAGAACCCTGAGATCCTTGCGCACCCTGCGGACCCTGCGGACCCTGCGCACCTTGCGGGCCTTGCGCACCAACAGCACCAAAAGCAGTCCAACCCGAATCCGTATACACCTGAAGTTCGTCTACATCCTTCAGATAAGTAATCATTCCCTCAGTAACAGTGAACGCCCCAGCACCACCAAAATAGTTGCTGCGATCAGCCGACGAATCAAAAACGGCGACAACTTGAGACGCCAAAAAATCATTGATCTCAGCCGACTCTAAAGTTTCAGCCGTGAACTTTTTGAAACCTTCACCAGCCATTAGACACCAAGAGTAGCATCGCCGTCCAACTCCGAAGAATAAGACGAATCCAACTCAAACGTACCTTCCAACACCGTATACCCCGCAGCCACCAACTCATCGGCCTCAGCGTCCGTCACATAATTATCGTGACCACCGTGATACACCCGAACAATCTGCCCCTCATCCCGAATGTCCACCTCAGTAAACGAACCATCCGTCAACCGATACACGTTCCTACCCCGAGGCTCTGGACGATAAAACCGCCACAAAGACAACTGAATACCACCAGCCGTGTAGTCCCCATAATGCACGAACTCATCTGTCGGTGGACGGAAAAGAGGCACGACGCCGATACTACATCAAGGTGGAGTGAGCGGTGGAGGAGAGCCGCCCACCCCACCACGCGCCACAATAGCAAAAAGCCCGCCCCGAAGGGCGGGCTTCTCACTCAACTCACGTTGACTAGCTGTTCGCGCCAATCGACGAAGACGACTCGATGCGACCGAGTGCTTCCTCACGGAAACGCCCGTAGCCACCCAGCCAGTACCAACCCGTCGGGTTGAAGCGACGCAGCACGTCAACAACTGGGCCTTCCACGATGCGTGGGAATGCGCCGTTGCCTTCAGCAACCGAGTACGCCTTGGCAAGCGACTGACGGCCCATCACATGCGTGCAGTACACGTCGACCGTTGCACCGCCACCCGTTGAAGAACCGGAACCGTCCGAAGCGTCCACGAAAATCTTCGTACGCGGCGTCTCAATGAAACGCACCGATTCGAACATTCCGATTTCGCCGTTGTAGATACCAGCGGTGTCCACGTTGACGTGCGGGGCGTTCCACGAGGCGTTGCCCGTCTCCTTGCGGAGATCGTACGACACGTCTGGGTGGATGAAGCCCATGTAGTAACCGTTGTAGGTTGCCACGTTCTTCTTGCGGAGCGATGCCGTCATCTTGCGAACATCGTTCGCGGTCAGGATGTCATCCGAACCCACCGTCGCACGGCTCGTCGGAAGCGAAGCGCCACCCGAACCGTAGAAGATGTTCTCCGAACCACCAGCGAGTACATCGCGCACAACCTGGTCGATCGAGTCGCCAGCGTTGTATCCGATGATGTTCGCGGCAGCGGCGTCCACATCCAGGAAGGAGGTGCCACGCAGCTTGGCGGTCGTGTTGACGGCGTTACCGTACTCGTACAGGGTGACGGTCACCTGGGCGTCGCTCATCGCAACTGGGGTGACATCAGTGTCCTCGGTCAACGGGGACGTGGCAGCCGAAAGGTCACCGAACTTGGTGAAAATCACCGAGGTTCCCGGCATCGACTGGTTGGTTGGCTGGACATCGGCTGCCTGGTCGAACAACAGTTCGCTGCGGAGCGCAAAGTACGCCAACTGCTCATACGCCGCCTTGGAGACGTTGAGCGAACTGACTTGGGTCTTGCTCACTTTTTATTCCTTTGTGTTAGAGGGTTTCTGCTTCTTGCCTTGCTTGAGCCAGCAGTTGCATTACCTCATCTGGGGATTTCGCTTGCCGAATCTTGTCGGCATAGTCGACCACAGGTTCGCTTGTCTCCCCGAAAGCCGCCGCCCTGTTCAATCTGCCGAACGCTTGCGCGTCCTGCTCGATCTCTTTGCGTTGACTTGGTATGAGACTTGCTTCTTCTGCTGCAACCTTGATCGCCTC